CTACTTTAAACGCCAGGGGCCTTTCTCTTCGACTTGCTCAACAGTTCCTTCCGACTCAAGTTCGCGGAGAAGGGCTACTGCCCGGTATTGTTGCTGTGTACTTGAGGCTTTAGGGTAATCTCCCCAGTCCAGACCGCAGAGACGAAATACTTCTGCTTGCTTAACACCTTTACCATTTATGCGTCCATCAGGATGCTTTGCCAAAGCAGCAAGAGCTAATTCTTTAGCTTTAGTTCGAAGTTCTAAGCCCTGTTTCTGTAACTCATTCATAATCAATCTCCCTGGTAATCAAGACCGTCCTAATGATACTCCGCAAATGTCAGGCGCGCACGTGAGCTGAATCTAAGGATGATTGACCCATGGTTGCCAGGGGATTAAAGCGGAGGGCCGTTTCCAGATGATCGGGCGCGAGGTGGGCATAACGCATAGTCATTTTGATATCGTGGTGCCCCAGGATTTTTTGCAATGCCAGAATGTTCCCACCTGACATCATAAAGTGTGCTGCGAAGGTATGCCGCAGAACATGGGTTAGCTGCCCACGTGGTAGCACGATGGAAGTTCTATCCATCACTGCCAAAAATTGGAAGTAGCAGTCAGTAAAGAACTTGAAGCCATCTAGGGCAATGATTTCTTCATACAACTCTTTACTGATCGGAATGCTGCGGTTCTTTTTGCCCTTGGTCCTGACAAAAGTGATTCGGTACTTAGTGACCTGGGAACGAGTGAGATTCACAGCTTCGCGCCAGCGTGCTCCGGTACTCAGGCAGATTTTAACGACCAGTGCGAGAAGGGCGCTTTGGCGTTGGCAGTCGTACAGAAGCTCTGTGATTTGTTCATGCGTCAGCCAGGCCATTTCCTTTTCGGCAATGGTGAACTTGCGCATATTTTCCAGCGGGTTTGGTGCTGCCCATTCTCCAAGGCGGGCCAGCTCGCTAAACACACTGCTCAGATAGCTTTGCTCAAGATTGATAGTTACCGGGCTGGCACCTTTCTTCCACTTCTCGCTAAAGTAGATTTCACCTGTCAGGCGCTTGTCACGGTAATGCGCGAATAATTTCGAACTGAGATCAGTAGCGAGAGGGTTTCCGAGTGCATCGACCATCAGGACCAGCTTGTCGTAAACATGTTCGCCAGCGGTTAGGGATTTGCCGTGCAGTTTGTACCAGAGTTCAACCACGTCTTTCAGCGTTCGACGGTCTACCGATTCACCCAGCCAGGGTTTAGCCTCTGCCTCATCCATCGTATGACGCTCAAAGGCTAATGCTTCGCCTTTGGTTGCGAACTGTTTACGCACACGACGCCCACTACGTCCGGCGGGGTAGCATTCACAAATCCATTTTCCTGTTTCGAGTTTTCGTACTGCCATAAAAAAAGCCCCCATGTCTGAGGGCTAAATTTAACTGTATATTTGAACAGTGGTCAATGTGTGTTCTTAAAAAAATAAACATAGTTTTTATTTAACTTTATTTTCTATTTTTTCAAATTTGAAATGTGTTTTAATATTTTGTTCAAGAAGATTAAAATCAGATGAGCCATAGCTATCTAATAGTGTGGCATAAATATCATCAATATTTCGTTCAGTGATGAAGTTTTGAGAGGTATTTTCAAAATTAAGAGTAGACAATAAAGACCAAGAAACAGGTCTGGTTAAAAGCATATTGCTTGAAAGTGTAGGGCAGAAGTCATATGAAGTCATGTCATTATAAGTAGCTTTAGGTGGTAGTACGATATTTACACCAAAGGCATCGCTACTGGTTTTTTCGCTTTTAGTTGAGTAATAAGCTAATCCAGAAATATTCATGCTTTCATCCGAGTTGATTTTTTGCATTAACAAGTTAGGTATAATGTACTCAGGGTTGAAAGATGCGTCTTTAACTTTTTTTACATAGCTACATGCAATTACGAGTGGCCATAATGTTAAATATGCCACCTGGGTATCTTCACTGCCATAATTGTCATCATCAAACAAAAATATTATTTTCTTTTCTTTGAGTGAATCAAGCGTGTATGCTAAATTTAATATTCCTAGCCCTTTAGCTTCACTTGTGGCCCTGAAAGAAGAAATATACAACTTATCAAGGTCAGGACAACCCAGTTCCTGCCAGCAAATATAAAGAGATGTACCCAAATACAAACATGGAAGACCTTCTACAGAGTACCTTTGAGTTTTTACCAAATGTCTATTACTGAATGAAATATGAAACATTTGCTCCCTTTCTAAAAGTGGGGAGGAACTAGTTCTTACTCTAAATGCTGGCCGCGTTACGTTAGCCCATTGCCCGAGTTCTTTTGTTAATGAAGCTAGGCAATTTCTTATTTCAGGTATATCAAGGGCAACACTGAAAGTATTATATGACTGTCTTACATCACCTTCGAGGTATTGTTTTGTTGCGTTAACTATAGAATTGGATAGTTCATCAATACTATTTATTCTGTTAAGTACATTATGGTAAAGTGAAGATTGGGATGCGGATAATTCTTTATTTAAGAAATTCCTCAACACTTTTGAATAAGAGGAGAAGATTTTCTCCATGTCAGTAACTATATCACCTTCATAGGTTTTGAAGTTTCTCTGTATCTTGCTTTTGTTTAAAGCTCCTAATATCTTTTGAAAGTCACTGTCTTCTAAAAGCATTATTCTACGCCTTATTTTTCTATTTTAGTCTGTTAGCTGTTTTATAAAATTGTTTATTTAGTACAAATTATAAGGACTTTTGCCACGATCTCAATATCTGTTATTGCACACTCAAAAGAACTATTACCACCATCGACGAGGATTCGACTTCCAGGAAGGCGGGTGACAGTTCTAAGCAAAGTCTCCCCATCAATGTTCAAAACCCACTTTCCATCCCGCACATCGTCATACTCCATATCACAGATAAATTCAGAGTTATCTTCCACGACTACTAAAGGTTTTATAAGTTTTTCTGGAAGAAATGCTTTGTCGAAGATGTAGGAACCCTCCATCTTCAGTTTTCCTGCACAAAGAATGTATTTTTCAATCTCAAGAGTGTTTACTTTTTGTGAACCTTGTTGTGTGCCCTTACCAGTAGTTAGCCAGTTAAGAGACGTGCCGGTTTCAAGTGCACATTGAATCACCCATTCTGCAGGGAATGAATCGCGCATGTAGCGTGTTGCAAGTGTGCTTTTTGAAATTCCCAAATGATCACATAAAGCTTGTCTTGTCTTGAAACCATAGGCCTCAACCATGCGCTCTATAGCCCCACGACCGCCTTTTTCCAAATTCATGGTCACTCCAAGTGAACTTTTATCTTGACGATTTCAAGATGCGATCGTATGTTTATAGTGTTCACAAAATACAAACGATCAGTATTCATCCTGATTAATCATTGCTAAACGAGGAATGTTGCATCATGAGACCTAACATTTCAATCACTCTCATCACCCCCCACGTCACTATAGAAAGATATAGTGAACTCACTGGGTTATCTATCGACACCATCAACGACATGCTTGCTGATGGGAGGTTACTTCGTCATCGCCTACGCAAAGACAAAAAGCGTGAAAAAGTGATGATTAACATTGCTGCGATGACGGTCGATGCCCTGTCTGATTGCAACGTGACTAACAACTAGTTCCATTTTGAAACTTCACGGAGCAACTGACTATGTTTGACTATCGCATATCAAAACATCCCCTTTTCAATGAAGCCTGCCGGACGTTCGCTTTACACCACAACATGGCGAAGTTGGCAGAGCGAGCTGGTATGAACGTTCAAACCCTGCGAAATAAGCTCAACCCGGAGCAGCCGCACCAGCTCACAGCGCCAGACATATGGTTGCTAACCGATCTCACCGAAGACTCAACGCTGGTTGATGGGTTTCTGGCGCAGATCCATTGCCTGCCATGTGTACCAACCAATGAAGTCGCGCGGGAGAAAATGCCGCAGTACGTCCTGAAAGCCACCGCTGAGATCGGCCGTGTTGCTGCGAGTGCGGTTTCAGGTGTTCAGTTAAATGCGACCACCCGCCGCCAGGTTGTTGAAAGCGTCAACACCGTTACTCGTCTGATGGCTTTAACTGCTATTTCACTGCAGGCGCGTTTACAGGCCAACCCTGCAATGGCAAGTGTCGTCGATACCATGACGGGCCTTGGCTCCTCGTTCGGTCTGAGCTGAGGTGTTTATGCTGAACAATGAACCCTCATTTGCGTCTCTTCTAATTAAGCAAAGCCCGGCAATGCACTGCGGCCACGGCTGGATCATGGGGAAAGATGGTAAGCGCTGGCATCCGTGCCGCTCGCAGGATGCACTTTTGGCCGACCTGTCCACTATCCAACAGGGGAAACCATGGCTATTGAAGATCCTGCAGCGACTGTTCCACTGAGTACCGGTCAGCGCCTGAATGGGCTGAACCACATCGCCGAGCTGAGAGCAAAAGTGTTTGGTCTGAATATTGAGCGGGAGCTGGAACGGTTTATTAATGAGATGCGCGATCCCCGCGACATTAACCACAAACAAAACGAGAGGGCACTGGCCGCCATATTCTTCATGGCAAAAATTCCGGCAGAGCGTCACAGCGTCAATATTAATGAGCTGACCACTGACGAAACGCGGGAGCTGATTAAAGCAATGAATCATTTTCGTGCAGTGGTGAGCTTATTTCCGAAACGGCTAACCATGCCGAATTAACCCAAAACAGAAATTAATGGCGTAAACCCGCCGGACTTTCTTTTGCCCAAATTCAGGAGAATTGATTATGCGAAATAGTGAAACCCGCAACATTAAAACCGGACCGGATGATGCCGGTTTATTCCAGCTGTTTAACGAGACTCGCCTGGATGAGCGTTAAACCTGCGCCTTTGCCGTTTCCCTCCGCATGGAGGCACTGGCGCTCCACATCCTGCAAAAGGAAATGACCGGAATTGAGGCGGCAGAACTGCTGCGCCGTGAAGTTGCCCGTTATGAAGCTGAATCACGCGGGGACTGGCACTGATGGCTGATTCTATGGATCTCGTACAGCAGCGCGTCGAAGAAAATCTGCAGCGCCATATTCATAACGCCCGCAACAGAAAGCCGGGCATTGCCCGCGTTCTTTGTATCGACTGTGATGCGCCAATCCCAGCGGCTCGCAGGCAAGCTATCCCTGGCGTGCAGTGTTGCGTGACGTGTCAGGAAATCGCAGAACTGAAAGGGAAGCACTACACCCGAGGCGCGCTGTGAGCTTCGGAGCCTGTCAGTGATGCCTGAATTAACAAACGACAAAGGCGGCCCTACTGAGGCCGCCGGGGTTTTCCCATGGAACGCCCCGAAAAAAGCAGTAAACCCCTATCTGGACCCGGCGGAAGTTGCGCCGGTGTCTGCGCTTTCAAACCTGATCACTCTCTACGCTACGGACAACGAGCAGGAACAGCTGCGCCGCGAGGCCCTGAGTGATCAGGTCTGGGAACGCTATTTCTTCAATGAATCCCGTGATCCTGTCCAGCGTGAACTGGAACAGGACCAGCTTATCAGCCGCGCCAAAATGGCACGTGAGCAGCAGCGTTTTAACCCCGATCTGGTCATTCTGGCAAACGTCAGCGCCGAGCCTGCTCACGTCAGCAAACCTCTACTGGAGAGAATTAAATTCTTCCAGGGGCTTGGAAGGGCGAAGGCTTATTCCCGCTATCTGCGTGAAACAATCAGGCCGTGCCTTGAGCGGCTGGAACGCGTGCGTGAAAGTCAGGTGTCTGCCTCCTTTCGGTTCATGGCGAGCCATGAAGGGCTGGAGGGGCTGCTGGTACTGCCTGAAATGAATCAGGAGCAGGTCAAACGACTGTCCACGCTGGTTGCGGCTCACATGAGTCTCTGTCTTGATGCCGCCTGCAGCGATCTGTTTACGACTGATGACGTCAAGCCGGAACAAATCCGCCAGTCATGGGAAAAGGTGGCGTCAGAGGCTATGCGTCTTGATGTCATTCCGCCTGCCTTTGAACAGCTGCGCCGCAAGAAACGCCGTCGCAAGCCCGTGCCCTATGACCTTATTCCGGGTTCGCTGGCGCGGATGCTATGTGCAGACTGGTGGTATCGCAAACTGTGGCAGATGCGCTGCGAGTGGCGGGAGGAACAGCTGCGTGCCGTTTGCCTGGTCAACAAGAAAGCTTCCCCGTATGTCAGCTATGAAGCCGTGATCCACAAACGCGAGCAGCGCCGCAAATCGCTGGAGTTTTTCCAGTCGCACGAGCTGGTCAATGCCGACGGTGTCACGCTGGATATGGAAGACGTGGTTAACGCCAGCAGCAGCAACCCGGCGCACCGTCGTAATGAAATGATGGCCTGTGTGAAAGGGCTGGAGCTGATCGCAGAAATGCGCGGCGACTGTGCCGTGTTTTATACCATCACCTGCCCGTCACGCTTCCACGCCACCCTCAACAACGGCAGGCCGAATCCGAAGTGGACCAGCGAAACGGTCCGGCAGAGCAGTGATTATCTGGTCGATACGTTCGCCGCATTCCGTAAAGCCATGCACAAAGCCGGGCTGCGCTGGTATGGCGTCCGCGTTGCTGAACCTCATCACGACGGCACCGTGCACTGGCATCTACTGTGCTTTATGCGCAAAAAAGACCGTCGCACGCTCACTGCGCTGCTGCGTAAATTTGCCATTCGCGAGGACCGCGCCGAGCTGGGCAACAATACCGGCCCGCGCTTTAAGTCTGAACTCATTAACCCACGCAAGGGCACACCGACCAGCTACATCGCCAAATACATCAGCAAGAACATCGACGGGCGCGGACTTGCGAAAGAGATCAGCAAAGAAACCGGTAAATCACTGCGCGACAGCGCCGAGCACGTCAGTGCCTGGGCATCCCTGCACCGCGTCCAGCAGTTCCGTTTCTTCGGTATTCCAGGGCGTCAGGCATATCGCGAGCTGCGTCTTCTGGCCGGGCAGGCCGCGAGAGCGCAAAGCGACAATAAAGCCGGTGCGCCGGTGCTGGAAAATGCGCGACTGGATGCCGTGCTGGCTGCCGCCGATGCGGGCTGCTTTGCCACCTACATCATGAAGCAGGGCGGCGTTCTGGTTCCCCGCAAACATCATCTTATCCGAACCGCATACGAGCTTAACGACGAGCCGGGCACCTACGGCGATCATGGCATCCGTATCTATGGCATCTGGTCCCCGATTGTTGAGGGCCGGATCTGCACGCACGCGATGAAGTGGAAAATGGTTCGTAAGGCCGTTGACGTTCAGGAGGCGACAGCCGACCAGGGCGCTCGCGCCCCTTGGACTCGTGGCAATAACTGTCCCCCTGTTGAAAAAATGTACCAGACAGGGGGCGAATTAACGGGTAGCGAAGTACCCGCAGCGCTGCCGGACTTCGAGAATATGAGCAAAAAGGAGCTGCGAGAGCTGACCGCGAGGCTGCGGCTGGTCAAACCGAAGCGCCGGAAAGGGTACAAACAGGAAATAACGGAACACCAACGGCTGCAGCTTGAAGCCGAACTGATGTCCAGGGGCTTTGACGCCAGCGAAACGGAAGTGGATCTGCTTCTTCGTGGCGGCAGCCTGCCATCTGGTGCCGGGTTGCGTCTGTTCTACCGGAACCAGCGACTACAGGAGGATGACAAATGGCGTCAGTGGTACTGAAAAGTCAGGAATGAGGTTATCTATTAATCAAAGGGTTAGCTGAGTAAAAAACTATTTCAGCTTTAAATACATATGTTGTACTGTATATATAAACAGTAATAAGGGGAGGGAGTTGTGAACGATTTGTTCATGGAGTCACTTGCACTGCAGCGGATAGAACTTATGGCCCGGCTGGTCGCCAGCTCAGATTGTAGCGATGACGACAAGGAGGTTGCGATCTCGTGGTTGTCGGAGCTGACAAGCGATCTGGTTACCAGGCTAAATGAATACGGAGTTGGGCAGGATGAAAGTACGCATTAGTGATTTCGCACCATGGGAAACTCCCTCCCATAAGGCATCCTGCGGTTTGAATAAGCAGTGCATGTCTATGGTGCATGGATTCGCATGATCCAAAAAGGATCGCAACGGGTCGGGGCCGCCAGAACTGGCGCGCTTTCCGGCCCGTCATGCATCTGCATGAAAACCACTACGTAAAGCGGGCAGGCGTGGCGGGGATACGAGCGCGCGCTAACATGAATTGTAATGTGTTTTTATATCTGCTATAAAAAAACGCCCTCTAAAAAATGGAAATAAAATCATGAAATTGAAGGATATATATTTAGGCAGCACTGATGCCAAAAATGAATTGTTGGCAAATAGCCCTGAGGAAATAGAACGATTCAAAAAGCTCTATGTGGTTCCGCCCTCTTTGTTGATAGATAAATACTTTTCTAATGATAAATATTTTATTTCAGGATTAAAAGGGACGGGTAAGACAGCATTGTTGCGTTATATTGCTCTCACATTAGATGAGTCAGATAACGTTAACTCGAAATTTGTTTTATTTAAATCTGAGGTTGATGAGGACTCTAGAAAGGAATTGTCTAGAGCCTCAAGATTTGGTATCGAGGAGATTTTAGAAAATAGTGCGGATTATGAATCGTCGGACTATGAAGCTGTGTGGCGATGGTTTATATATAAAACTATCGCGAAAGCCATTAGCGATTCTAATTTGGATATTTTCCAAGATACACCAGCGCTTTCCAATTTCCATGCGATAGTAAATGCAGAGGTTGCGGTTAAAAGTAAATCTGGGTTTATGAAGTTGATACCAAGTATTAAAAAAGGGAATATTGAGATTAGTAACTCGCCTAAATTGAATCTTGATTTAAATTGGGGACAAGATGGGGTTGCAAAAATAAGTTTTTCTAAGTTAGTAAGAAATATTGATGATGTTTTCGAGGAGTTAGTTTCATCAGGATCTAGATTGAATATATTCTTTGATGAGTTAGAGTTGAATTATTCAACTAACAAACAATATCAACGTGATTCTTTACTTATTCGAGATCTAATTGTTGTTATAGAAAAAATTAATGCAGCCGCAAAAAGAAAAGGTTTTAACCTATGTTTATACGCGGCGATTCGTTCAGAGGTAATGAATTCCGTTGTGGCTTTGGGGAAAGAAATAAATAAGCCATTGACTGACTTTGGGACGGAAATTTTTTGGAATAGACCAGGTGTAACTTCAGCGCAGCAGCCCCTTCTTCATATAGTAGAGCAAAGAATTAACAACGCCAGAATTGAAAATGGGTTGAATCCTCTAGATGGAGTAAATTTGTGGAGGGAGTATTTTCCTAATTTAATACATAAAAAAATCCCCCAAACCTATCTTTTACATAATTCTTGGTATAGGCCGCGTGATATCGTTAGACTTTTAATTTCAGCTCAAGATAGTTATCCAGAGGAAACGAAGTTCTCCACTCAATCACTTGAAGCTATCAGGAAAAGATATTCACAATTATCTTGGATTGAAATGTCTGAGGAGCTTAAGGCTAAATATAAATCTGTAGAGATTGAGGCTATTAAAACTATTTTCTATGGTTATAAGCAAATTTCAACTTTGCAAGAGTTCAGTGCACATTGTGACAGTTTGAAGGATTTCTATCCAGAAGTTGTAGACCTATTTGAAAATCACACTATCATGAAATTATTAAAGGATCTGTTCAGAATAGGTGTTGTTGGTAATTTTAATAAACCAAACCCTAACGAGCAAGGTAAAATGAGATGGTCTTTTAGGGGGGATGAAAGTATTTTACCTAATCAGAAAATTTATGTGCACAATGCATTGCTGGCTCACTTTTCAATATAATGTGAATGTATTGATGCTGCGAATTTATTCGCAGCATTTCATTCGTCTATAATTTTGTTAAAATGTTAAAATATTAAAATATTAAAATATTAAAATATTAAAATATAAAAATATAAAAATATAAAAATATAAAAATATAAAAATATAAAAATATAAAAATATAAAAATATAAAAATATTAAAATATGTCAATGCTATAGTATATATTCATTGAAATATAAAACATCATCTTTCAACCAAATGTTTAATTCCTCAAGTCTTTTTTGTAATGGTAATAGCTCGTTCCTTATAAACACCATACTGGCTTTCTCCACATCCCCAAACCCCCCAACATTACTCGGCATGATCCCCATCATCTGGGGCGGAACTCGGTGAGCGGCCATCATGTCGTCCCGGCTCACGTTCTTGATGTTCAGAAACTCATCTTTAGCCGCGACCTCTGACAGCGGGATGATCTGAATCCCGTCTTTCTTGCCGTTGGGCGAGTACATAAACAGGTTGCGGAAGTTGCCTGGGCCTTTTGCGCTTTTCATCGCCTGGCGGATGTTGTTCACGTCCTCCTGATTCTGCGCGGCGTCTGTCATGTACATGATGAACCCCGCATGGCTGCCGTTAATGTAATACTTGCGGCGGAACAGGGTGGCGGACTCGTTCAGCAGGGCGGAAGGGATGGCGGAGAGGTATTCCGGCAGACCGTAAATCTCCTGGTTTAAATCAGGCTCCATCAGGTGAAAAATGCTGCCTCTGGTGAACTCATACGGCTGCGTGGTCATGCCGTACTGCACAAACCAGTAGGTATCCAGATCCACGCCGCGACGGGTGTATTTCGCCAGCGACGGCTCCAGCGACAGAATGCCGCCGAGGCGGTTGGTGCGCTTCTCCAGATAGGCATTTCCGAATACAAGATAGTCCTGAACAAATCGGCTGAACGCCTGCTGGCTGAGCAACGGGTGTGGGATAAAGGTGCTGGTCAGAATGTTGCGTTTTACTGCAATCGGGGAGCTGTGATGCACGGCGGCGCGATAGGTTCGGGCTAGCCCGTCAAAGCTGACCGGCGGCTCATACCAGCGGTCCATCTGCACGCACTCGACATAATCCAGCAGCTCGCGTCGGTCCAGCACCGGAATCGGGTCACCAAAGCTGAAAGCCTCTGCTCTTGTTGCGCCGCTATGCTGAACGTTATGCGTGGCTGCAGCGCGGTTTTTCTTACTCTTGCCCATCAAAAAATCTCCACAATATTGCTGGTATTGGCGGATTCGCCCTGCAGCGGTTCGTTAAACAGTGCGTGCATCGTCGCCCAGGCCAGATCGGCATGGCTGGCTTCTTCGCTGCGGCTGGCTTCGTAGGTTGGGCGGTTGCCGCTGGCGGTGGTGGCGCGGCGGATAGCCATGAATGATTGCGCGATGTCGGTGTGTCCGGCGTCAAACTCCAGACGTCGGTGGCTGATAATGTCGTAGGCCTTGAGCACCAGGGCGTTTTTGACGTTGGGGTTGTAAACGAACTCCCGCACGGCAGGGAAGAACGCCTTCACGTTCTCGTACACGCCGTGACCGACACCGGTGGAGTCAATGCCGATATAGGTCACGTTGTACTGCTGCGTCAGTTTTTTGATGGCGTCGGCCTGAGCGCGGAAGTCCATCCCGCGCCACTGGTGGCGCTCCAGAATGCGGAACTTGCCGCCCGGCACGGCAGGCGGAGCCATGACCACGCAGCCTGCGCTGTCGCCGTTCTGCGTGCCCTTCGCCGGGTCATAGCCGATCCACACTTCGCGCCAGCCAAACGGGCGCAGCGCCAGCGCGTGAAAATCTGACCAGACTTCCCAGCTGTCCACCATGCAGGCCTGCAGCTCGCTGAGTGGAAACACGGACGCCAGATCGTCGATAAACTCGCACATCAGCAGGTTCTGGTACTCGTCCGGGCTATACTCCATGCGCAGCTGGTCGATATCGAACAGGTTACACCCGCCGCGCACCGCATCTTCCACGGTGACAATCTGGCGATACTGCCCGTCCGGGCAGAGCAGGCCGGGGGCCAGGCTGCCGTGGGTCAGGTCAATATCCACTTTGTCCGCTTTGGCGCGGCCCCGGTTGAACAGGGCACCGGACCAGAACGGATACGCGCTGTGGGTCAGGCTGGACGGCGTGGAGAAATAGGTCTGCCGCCACTTTTTGTGAATGGCCATCCCGGAGGCGACTTTGCGCAGCTCCTGGAATTTCGGGATCCAGAAATATTCATCCAGGTACAGGTTGCCGTGGTAGCTCTGCGCCGTGCGGGCGTTGGTGCCGAGGAAGTAGAGGCACGCGCCGTTGCTGAGCGTCATCGGGTCGCCTTTCAGCTCCACATCAACCTCTTTGGCAAAGTCGATGATGTATTGCTTGAAGACGTGCGCCTGCGCCTTACTGGCAGAAAGAAAAATCTGGTTACGCCCCGTGGTGATGGCGTCAATCAGCGCCTCACGGGCAAAGAAGAAGGTCGGCCCAATCTGACGCGACTTGAGCAGGTTGCGGATGCGGTGCCGGTTGCCTGCCTCCCACCAATGGCGCTGGTAGGCAAACATCGATTCGTGGAATACCTCCTGCAGCTTCTCGATCTGCTCGTCGGTAAACAGGTTCTTTTCCGGTGGTTTGCGCGGGCCTTTGTTGCGATTGGCAACGTTAGGGTTGAGGTCAGCCTCGTTGCCGCCGTCGTTGAATTTACCGATGCGGGCATGGCGCTCTGACTGGCGCGCCAGCAGGTCAATTTCCTTGAAGTCTTTCCCTTCTTTCTGCTCCTTCATGATGAGCTGGCAGTAGCGTGCGGCGGTGGTGAGCTGCATCTGATCCAGCGGCCCGTAGTCGCCCCATTTGTCGCGCTTTTTCCAGCTGTGAACGGTTGCAACTTTCTCGCCCAGCAT